GACCCTAAAGGTTTCCATATCTTTGATACAAACACTAGAGAACTAGAACGTATCGTCAATCCATTTACAATCTTCCAAAAGGTTTATTATGATGAGACTACGATAGATTATGATAACTATGATGTATCGTCTCTAAAAGATAAGTTTGTTAAAATTATTGTTGTCAATAAAAAAGACTTTTATAAGTTTGACAGATTTATTGATAGGGTATTGTCTGAGTCTGGTGCTCATGAAGTTAAGATTGTAGAGGATTTCTCTGAACTGGACGCAGAGAATGTTGATGATGAAATTGTCCAGAATGCAGAAGACACGATGGCACTGTTAGAACGTTACATTGATGAGTTGGATATCGACTTGGATAAGACACGTCTAACAAATATGATGAAGGGTCTCTATCTAGAGGCCAGTGATTTGGAGTTATAATTTGATTACCTTTAAGTATGTGCGTTGGAAGAACTTTCTTTCAACAGGGAATAACTTTACAGAAATTCAGTTGGATAGAAGTCCAACTACACTAATCATTGGTGAGAACGGTGCTGGTAAGTCTACCATTTTAGATGCACTATGCTTTACACTGTTCAATAAACCGTTTCGTAACATCTCTAAGAAACAACTTATCAACTCAGTCAACGGTGGTTCGACAGAGGTTGAGGTTGAGTTCAGTGTTGGTAAAAAAGAAGTCAAGGTTGTTCGTAGTATCAAACCAAATAAGTTTGAGATTTGGGTCAATGGTGTAGAAATCAATCAGGCAGCAAATGCTCGTGACCATCAAAAGTATCTAGAACAACAAATCATGGGATTGAACTTTCGTTCTTTCACACAGGTAGTTATTTTGGGTTCTTCTACCTTTGTTCCTTTCATGCAGTTGCCCACAAAGGCAAGACGTGAGGTTGTAGAAGACATTCTTGATATCAAGATTTTCTCACTAATGAACTTCCTTCTCAAACATAAAACCAAAGAACTCAACGATGAGATTCGCAATGTTGATTATCAGTTCGACTTGACAAAAGAAAAGGTTGCATTGCAAGAGAAATTTATTGCAGAGGTAGTAAACAATAAGTCTACTATCATTACGGAGAATAAGGCAAAGGTAAGTGAAAACGAACAGACGATTACTTCTAAACAAGAAGAGATTATCACTCTTGAGAACAAGAAGGTTGAACTCTCTTATGATGCAGAAGAACAGACAAAAATTGAAGAGAAATTAAGAAAACTAAGTAAGACTGAGGCAGCACTTCAAAACAAAAGGGGCGAACATGACCGTCAAATCAAATTTTTCCAGAACAACGATGAATGTCCGACTTGCGAACAAACAATCACAGATACAACGAAGCAGACGCAGATTGAATCACGAACTACAAAAATCGGAGAACTTGAAACCGCTATCGGAGATATTGACCGAATGGAATCAGAAGAACAATCCCGATTGGACAAAATATTAGAAGCACTTACTACTATTCGTGAACATGATGTAGAGATTGCAAAGATTCGTTCTTCTATTAGTGAACTGGAATCGTTCAATGTAAAACTTCAAAAGGACATTGAAACCTATGAGTCTGGTTCTGTATCTGATGAAGATAGAGAACGATTGGTTGAACTCAAAACACAGATAAAACTTATTGACGAACAAAAGTCTAAATTGAATGAAGATAAGTTTTACATTGATATTGCAAAGAACCTATTACAAGACACAGGTATCAAAACAAAGATTGTGAAACAATACTTACCAATTATGAATAAGTTGGTAAACACATATCTTAGTTCTATGGATTTCTTTGTTCAGTTTCATTTGGATGAAAACTTCAATGAGACTATCAAGTCACGGTTCAGAGATGAGTTCTCTTATGCATCATTCTCTGAAGGTGAGAAAATGCGTATCGACTTGGCACTACTCTTCACATGGAGAGCAATTGCAAAGATGAAAAATTCTACCAACACTAATCTTCTTATCTTAGATGAGATATTTGATAGTTCGTTGGATGGAACAGGAACAGATGACTTCCTAAAGATTCTGAACACATTCCATGACCAGAATGTATTTGTCATCTCACACAAACAAGATATGTTGTTTGACAAGTTCAGAAGTGTTATTAAATTTGAAAAGGTCAAAAACTTCTCAAGGATTGCATCATGATATACAAACTATTAGAGGCGGGTAGTCCTTCACTTAGTGTAAAACTACCAGAAACAAGTGCAGAAGAAATTAAAGAGAAACACAATCTCACATTAAGAGAACTGCATGATAATTTAGCAGGAACCATGGCAGCAACTGGTGGTATTGGTTTATCTGCAAATCAATGTGGTATCTTAGTTCGTGCATTTGTAATGTATACGAACATTGATAAGAAAGAAGTTACACTATTTCTAAATCCCAAAATCACATGGGAATCTGAAGAAACTAATGTGTTTAGTGAGGGTTGTCTAACTTACCCATTCTTATTCCTAAACATCACACGTCCTAAGTCTATTAAGTTTACTTACACAGACCAAGATGGTAATACTCAAGAAGGAGCATTCACTGGATTGACTGCTCGTATCTTCCAACATGAGTATGACCACATGGAAGGTAAGAACTTTACCCAACTCGCATCCAAGTTGAAACTGGAAATGGGTATGAAAAAGGCAAGGAAAAAACTAAAAAAATTAAAAAAAGTTGCATAAATTTTATAAGTCCCTGTTTTTACAGGGATTTTTTTTGAAGTTTTTTTCATTTTTCTCTTGACAAACTTGTTCTGATAACATATACTGTATATGTAAGTTGAGAGAAAGGACTACAAAATGACAAATCAAGAAACAATTTTTATCGGTGCCAACAACGGTGGACTTGAAATCTACAAGGGTGTTGGAAACTTGATTGCTGGAAATATCCAGACTGCAAAGACTTTCAAATATGTAATGGATACTCACGGTATTGACCCCGATGTAGACACCATCTACACTACCAGCAGCATGGACTTTGCTGATGAAGAAGGTTTTGAGAATGCAGATGATGCTCGGATTCTTATGGAAGAAGGGTTCAAATTGATGGAAATGACTAAGGTGTATGTATAATGGATTACTTAACTGAACTTCAAAAAGAGTATGTGTTCTTTACAGATATGTTGAAGACACTAGAACGTAAGAAGAAGGCAACTCCAGGCAATGGATTTGCAAAGATGAAGTGTCGTGAAAAGATTGCAGAACTAGAAGCAATCTTTGATAAAATTGACTACGCAGCACAGGTGACTTATGATTAATATTACCCCAGAATTCAAGAAACATATGGAAGATATGTGGACGGCAACAGAAATTGACGGTGTTAAGGTTGTAAACCGTCACTTAGGGTTTGGTTCATTACCAGACATCAAATTAACGTTGGAAAATGGGTCTTTTTTGAGTGCAAAAGATTTATTTAAAAATGTTACAAAAACATCTTGACTTTGTTGTGAAAACAGGGTATGATGTATATACAAACTGAAAAAAACGGAGAATTATATTATGGCACACGAACTTGAAATTGTAAACGGACAGGCCCAGATGGCCTATGTTGGTGAAGTTCCTTGGCATGGACTTGGAACTAAAGTCCCTGCTGACTTGACACCAGACCAATTTATGACTACTGCTGGACTTGATTGGACAGTAGAAAAAGAAAATATGACTACCACTTCTGGTGTAGTAGTTCCAGGCAAACAAGCACTGGTTCGTTCATCAGATAACAAGGTTTTAGATGTTGTCGGAACAGGATGGAATCCAGTTCAGAACTCTGAAGCATTTGAGTTTTTCAACGACTATGTGATGGCGGGTGACATGGAAATGCACACTGCTGGTTCACTCAAGGGTGGACAGATGGTTTGGGCACTTGCAAAGACAAAAGAGTCTTTTGAGTTGTTCAAAGGTGACGTAACTGAGAACTACTTCTTGTTTACTAATCCACACCAGTTTGGTAAATCTTTGAATATTCGTATGACACCGATTCGTGTTGTGTGTAACAATACACTAACTCTATCGTTGTCAAAACAGTCTGACCAGATGGTGACAGTAAATCACCGAACTGCTTTCGATGCAGATATGGTCAAAGAACAGATGGGTATTGCTCGTGAGAAAATGGAACAATACAAATCTATGGCAGAATTTCTTGGTGGCAAACGTGCTACTGGAGAAAACGTAATCCAATACTTCAACGAAGTATTTGGTGCTCCTGCTAAGGAGAAGGTTGACAACGTGATTCCATTCACCTCTCGTAATGCGAAAATGGCGATGGAACAGTTGGAGACCCAGCCTGGTGCCAACTTTGCAGAAGGTTCTTGGTGGCAGGCATTTAATGCAGTCACTTACATGACTGACCACTTACAAGGTCGTGAAGGTGATTCTCGTCTAGTGAGTGCATGGTATGGACGTAACCGTAAGGTTAAGTTGAATGCACTTGACAAAGCACTTGAATACGCCGAGGCTGCATAAAAAAAGTTGAAGGGGCTTGACTTTTCAAGTCCCTTCCCTTATATATAATATGGGTGCTGTTCGTAAGTCATCCAGTTCGCACCGAAATAACCTACTCTGCGAACAAAACTAGGGTTTGTCGGTATCCCCCCAAAAACCGTCATTATAAATATGGTGGAGTTGCCGAAAGGGACTCTTAATATTAATCTTGCTTAACAAAGGAGATAAACATGGTAAGCACAACTCTTACAACACACCCTTTTGATAGGGTTAAAACCTACTCTATCGGTTTCGATAGAATGTTCGATACACTCTTTGATGAGAATGTTTCGACAACAAACTACCCCCCTTACAATATCGTAAAGGTATCTGATTCAGAATATGCAATTCAGATTGCAGTTGCTGGATTTGATAAGAAAGATATTGAGATTGAGACTAAAGAGAACACTCTGACAGTCAAATCTGTAGAAAAGAAAGAAGAATTGGTGGATGATGTGAAATATCTGCATAAAGGTATTTCTAATCGTGCATTCACTCGTTCTTTTACTATTGCAGATGATGTGGTAGTTAAAGGTGCAACCTTTGAAAATGGGTTGTTAAATGTTGAACTTGAGAGAATCATCCCAGAGGAAAAGAAACCTCGTTTGATTAAAATCAAGTAAAACATTTTTTGTAAGAGGGGAAAAATGTCTTGACATTATCCCCTCTTTTTGATAATATAATGTAAATCTTGAAGGAGATAGTATGAAAACAAAAAAAGAAAAAGTCTTGAAACTTTTATCGTCTGGTAACAATGTTACTTGGCAGAAGATTAGAGACAAGTTTGACCTAACTTCCCCTAGAGCAATGATTGATACACTCAGAAATGAGGGTTATTGCATCTATACCAATAAGGTAAAGGGAAAAACTGCATACAGACTAGGTGAACCTTCTAAGGGTGTG